CTATAGCATCCACAGGATACGATTTTTCCTGATGTCAGATAATCGGCTCTAACAGATGTAGTGTTGCCACATTCGCACTGGCAACACCAAAAAGGCTTTCTGTTTATTTTTGCGTTATCTCTTGCTGTTACGGTTAATTTACCGTATTTCTGTGTTGGAGCAATGCTTGATTTTTTCATTTATTGCTCCAACATTTTTCTTCAATTTCAGCCAATGCGTTTATAGCATCAGCTAATCTGTCTAAAACATCTGACGGAATAACGCTGGCGTTATTGGGATCTTCTATGTATTTTGAACCGTCAGGGTTTAATAGATAGGAAATATCTAATCCTTCTATTTCTGCTTTAGATGGGGTTGGATTCCGAAAGGGGAAATCCGGATTATATTGATGCAGTGGGACATTGTGAACTAGTAATATTTCAGCGATATCCACTACTAATCGGTAAGCAGTTTCAAGACTGCTTGCCGGGAAAGGCTGTTTCATGAATTTGATGGGGCTAAAGGCTAAGGCGATCACTGACTATTCAGTCAGTGATCGCCTTAACTATTAAGCATTTTCTAAATAATCGGATTTCCATTGATTGAACTTTTCTTCAAACTCATTAACGGCATTATCAAAAAACCATTCATCATTATCGTCGTCAGGTGATTCATCGCTAGAACAAGCGGGAATCCCGATGATCACGCCGGGTGAATTGTAAAGATTGCCAATTTGATTATCCCAAAGAACGCGGTAGCTACCGCTTGGGAGAAGTTCAACGGAATATCCACTACCTGAGTACGATGCTTGAGTGCTGGATTTGATTCCTTCTTCTATTGCTTGATTTTTGAATTTTTCGTAAGCAGATATAATTCCAGAAAGATATGTGTCTGTGGAGATTGCCATGATATAATGTCCTTTAATGCTATGCTTGTTTGATTTAGAGGCTTGGGGTGCTTCCCTTGCCTCTATATGTGAAATTTTATCTTAGCTCCCAAGAACCATCTTGGTTCTTCTTGATAGAGCTTTCCTCCACGAGGAAGGTCTGCGTAGGAGACGGGATTGATTCTGAAAATTCAGAATCGCATTTAGCAAATCCATTTTTAACTAAATCTGCGTCAGACTCCGTATCATCTAAAGGAAACACCTCACAGAATTTCTCTCCACAGTAGCCCCAATGACAACCTAGGTCGTCTTTTTCGATTTTATCAAAACAGTAATAGTTGATAACCATGATATAATGTCCTTTAATGCTATGCTTGTTTGATTTAGAGGCTTGGGGTGCTTCCCTTGCCTCTATATTTATATAATGCCATAGCATTTTGTCCGTGTCAAGAGAAAAGTGTCCGTATTTTTAAAATATTTTTCTCATGCTAAAATTGCATTAAATTTTACCTGTAATTGCATGACTATTAAACGAAGCCAAATAGAAGAGTGGGATATTGAGCGTTTAAGCCCTTATGCGAATAACGCAAAGCTACATCCTGATTCCCATGTGGAACAGATAGCCAATTCTATAGAAGAGTTTACGTTTCTCGACCCGGTGGCAGTGGATGAGAAGGGTGAACTGCTAGAAGGTCACGGTCGGCTATTGGCAGCCAAGAAACGCGGTGACAAAACTATTCCCGTAATTCAGGTGACGGGGTTGACCGATGCTCAGAAGGTGGCCTATCGGCTGGCGCATAATAAGCTGACCATGAATACAGGCTTTGACCCGGAACTACTGAAGATTGATTTTGAGTTTTTGCAAGAGGAGGATTTTGAGCTAAGTTTGACTGGGTTTGGGGAACTGGAGTTGAGTTTTTTGGATGATGTGCAGAAGGATGATGAGGATGCTGAAGGTGGCAGTGGTGGGGACGATTATGAACCAACTGAAGAGATTGAATCACGAGTAAAGTTAGGTGAGATTTGGCAACTAGGACGGCATAAAATATGTTGTGGCGATTCCACTATTGAGAGTAATGTTAAGGCTTTACTGGGTGATAGGTTTGGTGATGTCGGTATGGTTTGGGCTGATCCACCTTATGGAATGAATTTAGAAGCCGAATATAAATGGAGTAAAGGCAACGAAAACATGGCTATTAAACCATCTAAAGGCTACGCAAAAGTAATCGGAGATGAAAAAGACTTCGATCCAACTCCATTAGTAGCTATTTTCTCGAAAGTTAAGGAACAGTTCTGGTGGGGTGCTGATTATTATATAGATAAACTCCCTGATTACGGAAAGAAGGGAAGCTTTATAATATGGGATAAAAAAAACGACGCTCTTCAAAAAGTTTGGACAAATGAATTTGAAATGTGTTGGAGTAGAGAGAAACATAAAAAAATAGTTATTAGAATTTTATGGAATGGGGCTTTAGGTACAGAATCAGAAGACATTAAAAATAGAGTTCACCCCACACAAAAACCAGTCAGAGTTTGCGAAAGAATTTTTCAAGAATATAGTCAACCCGATGACCTAATCTTTGATCCGTTTCTTGGTTCTGCACCGTCAATAATAGCAGCGCAAAAGATGGAAGGTAGTCGCACCGTGTACGGATTCGAGTTGAGTCCTGATTATTGCGAAATTATCATACAACGGTTTGAGAAATTTACCGGAATTGAAGCTAAGTTAATTGGCAATTTGTAGCATCAGGAATGGTATCGAAACCATAACGCAACTATCCGAAATACCTATAAGTGTGTTATAATTATCATGTAATCCCCTCGCCGGATGGTGCTGACAACACCGAGTCCGCAGGGGAATTAACCTAGTAAGAGGTCACATGAATAATTTAGCAGTTTTTCAGTTTGATTCGCAACCCATTCGTTTTATTGATGGTAAACCTGTTGCTAACGATGTCGCAGCTATATTAGGTTATGCCAACCCGGCTAAAACAGTCTCCACTAAGGTTGACAGTGAATACAAAGGTGTTACCAAAATGGTAACACCTGGTGGAATGCAGTCTGTGACCGTACTAGAAGAAGCTGGTATCTATCAATTGGTATTTGGATCTAAACTTCCATCTGCTAAAGTTTTTCAGAAATGGGTATTTGAGGAAGTATTACCAAGTATTCGTGAAACCGGATCTTACTCAGCAACTAAGCAACCCCAGAGATTGGGCGCGTATACTCAACGAGTAGAATCAATGTTTGATGATGCTAATAAAATACCCATTGGCTATTGGTGTGTACTGCATGAATCCGCAAACCTGCTTATATGGGTAGAACAAAAGCTCAGGTATCCTGTTGATAAGGCTGATTTATTAGATGGTTCTATTGGCATCCACTGGTCTAACCACCGCAAAGATAAAGACTGGAGTGGCGATCGCATCAAGTTTAAATACCGTTTTCCCGATGGTAGGTATTGTAATCCTTGGTGCTATCAGATGAGAGAATTGGAGCATTTTAGGTATTTTTTGGAGCAAAAATATAAGCCCGCTTTACTCCCTCAGTATCTAGAATCTAAGTATCCTGGTTTAGTTAAAGTCTTGTAATTTTATTAAATTTCTAGCCTATTAATACGCTAGGAATTTTCCGCATAATATCTCTGAATTTTCTTATAATTCCTCTGTAGCATCTTGGTAAATGCCGGAGTGTTGTGATTTTTCCACTCCGGTTCTGTAGGGTGAATAATCCAGTTTTTAGAACTATGACAGACATTAAGGTGACAATGTTTGCACGTTGGGAAAATGTTAATCCCGTACCTATCTCCCGACTTGCGATAACTGGAGTGATGGATTTGTTCGGATTTATTAATTAAGCATACAGCACAAATCCCATGAGTTCTGAGGTGTGCTTTGTGGCAACGTTTCTTGTATTTTTTGATGTTGCCATATCGTACTTTGTAGTTAGGCATAAAATAATTTTAATGACATTCTTGGGTTATTAATGTATTATATAAAAGTGAGAGTTTAAGGATGAGAATATGAGTTTAATTGCGTCAGATTTTTGCATAGTTGCAATCTCTAAATCAGAGTTTGATTCTGATTTGGGTTACGCTAGAAGAACAGATACTTACAATAATTGGACAATAAAATATTTATGCCCCAATGGTGGCATTTTAGCTGTAGATATAGCGGACAATGCCGGACATTATTACAGCATTGCGGCTGATCACATAGACCCTTGTGAGGGTATTGATGTGTTTTTCTCATACGCTAAGAATGCGATTCATCAATTGATGATATAAACCAAAAACGCCCCAATGGGGCGTTTTACATTCTCTGTGAATTTGTGAGAGTTCAACAGGAATATTACTAATATAACACAAAAACCGCTTAGATTGGTGTCTAAGCGGTTTTTGTGTTGTGGATAGATACTCACCACCAAGCAAGTTCTTCCGTTTTCTCTTCATCTAATATCGTGTTTATTTCATCAACCATCAGTTTTACCGATGAAAAATTCTTGGTAACAAGAGGTGTATACAGTTTAGGATCATATATTGCATAGTAAATTTTAATAATACCCTTAGTTTGTTTCTTGCCAGCAATTATGGAATGTCCTTCCTTTGTGAATCCCACACAATGCCCAGATTTGATGTCTGAAACTTTTACTTTATGTTTATTAGATTTTTTAATTACATTAGTTTTGTTCTTCTGTGCCAACAGAAAAGCAGTCAGAGAATAGAAGCCTTGTCTTGTATACTCTGCTTCTAGTTTGTCATAATTCCAAGTCAAATACTCTTTATAGGTAGTCATTGTTGTGTTTCCTTTGTCTTTTATATAATTAATATAGTCTATACTTAATTTAAAAATATTTCCTAGTATTTCTGTATACGCTATTCATTGACAAGGAGTGCTAGATAGACTATATAAAATATATAATTATCAAAGGACTGCCATGAGTTACGATCCAGAAACCCAAGCACGATACGACGCCACAGAAAAAGGGAAAGCCCGCAAAAGGAAGTGGCAGCAAAGTATGACTCCAGAGCAACTGGAGAAGCAACGAGAAGCCAAGCGGGAGTATATGCGGCGTAAATATGCCGAAAAGAAACAAGCGGAATAAGCCTGAAACCCTGACCTAGTCAGGGTTTTTTAATGTCAAAAAAATATTTTTTAAAACCCTTGACATATTATTAATGGATAGACTATATTGATTACATACAGAAAACACAAAGGAAACAAGGCAATGGCATTAGTAGAATTAAACGGTAGATTATTTGACAAAAAGTTAGTATTAAAAGAAAATCAAATCAAGAAGGCGATCGCTCTACTAGAAAAATATGAAAAATTAGCAGAAGGTGACGAGTTTGGCAAGCTTTACCGAGGAACAATTCCTTGGTATGAAAGACAGTTACTTGATGATTATTTTTGGGAACATAAGCACGATGACGGGTATTGGGTAGTCCACTTCAAGTCAGGGGCTTATAGAGCCAACAATGCAATCATCACTTGGCATATTTCCAATAAACGTAGCGTTGAACTATTGATGTTAAAGGCTGGTTTTTTACCTGGAGAAATAAAAGTTTATTTAGAGCAGTACACTGGAGAAAACCTAATAGCATTAGGTAAGGCTGTGGAGAGCGGATTGTTCAAGCCAGAAAATATAAAATTCTAATAAAGCTAAAACCCTGATTAACTCAGGGTTTTTTAATGCCAAAAAATATTTTTTAAAACCCTTGGCATATTATTAATGGATAGACTATATTATTCATATACACAAAACACAAGGGACACGGCAATGACTACTACAATAAATCAATATACACAACAAGATTACGGCGCAATCAATAGAAAACTCAGATACGGTAAAACTGACTCACTAGTATCACAAATAGTAGAAGAGTTAGAACAAGTTAGAAGATTCACCGGAACTGTTTACCGGGGCTTAACTCTGGACAAATCGGAAATAAAACTCACTTTCGTGGTGGGTAGAATCTACCGTGACATGGGCTTTATGTCCACGTCTAAAGACTACACAATAAGCCAAAAGTTTAATGCTTTGGGTGTTCCGTTGTCTAGGACTGACAACAGAGCAATTACTCTGGTGATTGAGTCAAAAACCGGGAGAGACGTTTCTAGATTCTCTCAGTATCCAGAGGAGAAAGAAGTCATCTTCAAACCCTTAACCGGGTTTGAAGTCATCTCAATAGAGATGGACGGATGGGAAGAATATACAATAGTATTAAGAGAAGTATAAGGTAAAAATTAAATATTAATTCCAATACAATCCGTCACCTGCACGACGGATTTTTTATTGTGAGTAGTCAGCTAACCCGTATAAATAAATATCCTAAAATTCAGTATAAAATTAAGAAAAAAGTAGTTGACATATTATTAATGGATAGACTATATTATTCATATACACAAAAACACAAGGGATAAGGCAATGACTACTACACTTTCTTTTCAAATTCGCGTAATCAAAAACCAAATCGCTGCTTGCTTACGCGAGATTGAAAGAGGAGTAAAATGGTTCGTTGACCGCCTTATTGTTTTGGAAGGAAAGCTAGACAAACTAGTAGCAAAAACAAAGGAATGCAAGGCAATGGTGGTACAAACAAAGACTGGTTCAGAGAGCCATACAACCAACTGGAGAACGGCAACCGTCACCGTAAACGGCAAACCCATCTGGGAGGCTTTAAAGCCTCTAGAAAAACCCGAATGGGAACTCATCGGCAACAAAGGAAATCACGGCAAGTGGTGTGTCGCAGAATATAAAATTCCCGTAGGAGCTAAAGTAAAATTTGTAGCCAAGGCTAATGGCTGCAAACCTATCGAGCTTGAGTTCGTAGTCGGTCAATCCAACCCCGTCGACGTTGACGGATTCCACTACGGAGTCCGCACCTGCGGATGGATTGTGACAATTTAATGCAACCAAATAGCATAAAGCCCGCTACTTAATCTCACGAGTAGCGGGCTTTGCCGTACGTATCCTCACGGTGCTAGCCTAGCTTTCCCTGCCCTATTCTCCAGATACCATTCTGTAAGTTCTGGGGTAAATTCTTTGAGGCAATCTAGCATCATCCATGCTAGTGTTCTGACCTCAATCTGAGAGTCGGACTTGGTACGCTGATCTAACAAGTGCCAGATTGCCTGTAGGTCGCTACTAAGGTCGAAGTCCTGACGGAAGTTGTATGTCAGCAAATCCCTGGCGTGTTCCTCTGAATGCCCGTCAGCAATCTTTTCCCCATACAAGACTGCTGACCGATAAGACGCGGCTCTGTCGTCCATTAAATCAAAAGTAGTATATTCGTACTTGCTACCCTGGCGATCGCTATAATTTCCCATTGGACGAAAATAAAATACATCTTCAACAGGGATATCCAAATTAGCACAATCAACTATTCTTTTTCCTGTATATCGCATTGATTGAACCAGGAAAGATGAGTCTTGATGCCTGGTAATTTGGCTGACAACGCTATGGGGAAAGCCTATGCAATGGAAGCTAATAAAAGCTTTCCTTAAAACTGAATAATGCCCTCTATCGCCCGCTAATTGGTGCTTGATGATGGTTTCTCCGCACTTCTCTGGCGAAGGTGTTTCATCATCGGGAAGGAACTTTTCAGCAACACATCTATGTTGTCCTTTCCATATAGCGACTTGGGGATTTGGGGAACTCGCATCTTTATCAATTACTACCTGAAAACGAGAATCTTTGATTAATTGCATCGTTGAAAGTCGTTATTATCTAATAATATTATTGCATCCTTGCGTTTAATTTGTCAGAATAAATGCAATGATTTTATATTAAACTTGGTTAATAAAATAAACATAAATATAATGATAAAGTTTGGGCAACTTAATCCTAGAAATAAACATAAAATTAAAGAAGCTTCAAGAGATGTCGTTGATTTAACTGAGTTTGTGGTAGATTTGCCTGCACCATCACCAGGAGCGCAAGAACTTTTTTACAATACTCCTGCTGATGTGTGCATATATGGAGGAGCAGCCGGAAGCGGGAAGTCTTATTCCATGCTTTTAAAAGCGGCTAAACATTTGGAAGTCCCTGGATATGGTTCGGTGATTTTGCGGCGGACTCGACCAGAAATAACTAATGAAGGTGGTTTGTGGGATGAGTCTAGAAATTTGTATAAGTTAATCCCTAATGCCCAGTCTAGGGAATATCAGTTAGACTGGAATTTTCCTACTGGTAGTGCGATTAGTTTTGGTCATGCTCAATACGAAAAAGATGTGGAGGATAAGTATCCTGGTTCGCAGATTTGTCATCTTGGTTTTGATGAGTTGACTAAATTTACCGAGCGTCAATTCTGGTTTTTATTCTCCAGAAATAGGTCAACTTGTGGAGTGAGACCGCGCATAGATGCAACCTGTAACCCTGATGCTGACTCATGGGTAGCTAAATTAATTAATTGGTATATCAACCAGGATACTGGTTATCCCATTGAGGAACGGTCTGGAGTTTTGAGATATTTTTACAGAATAAATAGTGAGATGCACTGGGGTGATTCAGAGCAGGAATTGATGGAAAAGTTTCCCGATATGGCTGCAATTGCACCACCGAAAAGCTTTACTTTTATCAAGGGAACTGTCTATGATAATCCCCATTTATTGGAATCAAATCCCCAATATCTCCAGAATCTTTTATCGTTGCATCCTGTGGAGATGGAGCGACTACTTAAAGGAAACTGGAAGATTAAATATGAGTCGGGAACTATTTTCAATCGCCATTGGTTTGAAGTCGTTAACGCTGTTCCCAGTGGTGGTCAAACTGTGGCATTTTGGGACTTTGCGGCCACATCTTCAGCTACCGCATCCAAGAGTAGTTTTTACAGTGTGCGGACTAAAATCAAGTTTCATGAAGGCATCTACTATGTGCTTGATTGCTATTGGGAACAGGTATCAGCAGACGATGGGGATAACTCAGTATTACGGATAGCACAACAAGATGGGGTGTCCTGCAAGGTGCGCTGGGAATTAGAGGGTGGTAGTGCTGGTAAGCGGTATGAGTCGGCACTTAAACGCCAGTTGGTAGGTTACGATGCTAAGGGTGTTAAACCACTGGGAGATAAAGTTACCCGTGCCATGCCCTTGGCTGTGGCTGCGAAGGACGGAAAAGTTAAATTGTTTAGGGGTGCTTGGAACGACCAGTTTTTGGCGGCTTTACATGAATTTGATGGGAGTAAGAAGCCGCTAACTAATGACATTGTGGATAGCACCGATGGTGCTTTTGGCGAATTACAGGACTCCACACCCCGTAGTAGTTTTGTGGGTGGGAGAATTTACAATCCTTTTGGTTAGGTTGGCTGTATAGTACAATGTTAGTACAAGCAGGATGCTTGTGTTACATGGTTATGGACGGAAAACCTGTACTAGACTAAGGTCTAAAGTGAAAACTTCCATGTTTTGACAAGTCCATTTAAACGATTCACAAAGATATAGGACGTTGCCAAAATAGAATGGTTTGCCTAGATTGGCTACCAAAAAATTATCTATCTCCGTGTAATCTGCAAAGGTGGGAACGACTAGGGATAGTGCTTGAGTTTGAGTCACTTGATTAATCTGATTTCTATTGCCTTTCTCGTCTACACCACCATAGTAATTTTGAGCAACTAAGGATGATTCAAAACCGAGGGCATTTTCCCAGCTTAGTTTTAGAGAACTTGGTGCTGTGGCTGGCATAACTATTTAGGGAGTATATGGGATATGGGAACTTCTAACGCTTGGGCAATCATTTCTATTTCACTATAGGCTATTGATTGCCTTTTACCTTCTCGATGTTGAAACAGGTTTTCAATAGCGCTGATAACTTCTACAGTCTTTCCTGTTTTAGATGCTAGTTGTTTTCTAGAAATGTTTTTTGATTCTCTACAGATAAAAACAAGGATTCCTATTTTTTCCTCTGTTGTGAGATTTTCGTAAGAGTTAGGATGGTCAATCACTGGTTTATTTATAGCGTAAATTATTTTTAATATTATACATTAATGTTGGTGAAAATC